GGGCAGGAGCGAACAGCGGACCCCGCGGCAGCACCCCGGCAGTCGGCACGCGGCAGACGGTCAAGCAGGAGTGGGGACAACTTCTGGAAGGGCGTCCCGGCGACTCCATGACCATGATGGCGTCCCCGACCCCCGGCGCGACGCACATCCCGTACATGCGGATGCAACTCGGGTTGGCGTCCAACGTGCTCGGCTTCCCGTACGAGTTCTTCACGCTGGATTTCTCGTCCCTCGATTGGTCGCGGATGCGCGGAATGCTCATCATCGTCAACAAGATATTTGCGGCGGATTACTGGCCGTGGCTAGTCGATACGATGCTGAACCCCGTCACGAATTGGCGCGTCGCCATGGCGATGGCGCCGGGCGGCGAACTATCCCCCGCGCCGAAAGACCGCGCCGGCCGCTCCCAGTGGGATCGCGTCGAGTGGTATCCGCCTGAAGAAGTTTGGCTGGATCGGCAAGAGACCGCGCAGGCCGATATGCTGGAAATGCAGATGGGCAAGGCGACGTTGGGCGAGGTGCTGAAGCGTAAGGGCATGGACCTCGAAGACCATGTGCGGAAGCGCGCGCGTGAACTCGTGCTGATCAAGAAGATTGCGCAGGAAGAGGGCGTCGAACCGGACGAGCTGCACAAGTTGCAGATCCCCGGCCAGACGGACGCGGGCGAAGGGGCCAAGGAAAAGCTGGAACGGAAAGACAAGGCCGATGCAAACAACGGAACGAACGGACGGAAGCCAGCGGTTGCTGCGCGTTTTGACCGCGCTGTACTGTGATACGTGGCTGATCGAGCCCGGTGCGCATCGCGTGATTGCGGACATTGCGCAGGAGCACGCGGCGGGGATGGAGCGCGAAGCCGCGCAGCATCGCGCAGCCGCGGCCATGCCTGCAAATCCAGCCGCGCGCGAGTACGCCGTCAAGGATGGCGTCGCGGTTATCCCCGTGGAGGGTGTCATCGGGCGGAAGTTTTCTTCGATGCTTCACGATTCCGGCGTCACGTCGGTTGACGTGCTGGACAGGCTCATCCAGCAGGCGGCGCAGGATCAATCCGCGCCGGCGATCATACTTGCGTTTGACTCACCGGGCGGAACCGTGGCCGGCATCACGGAATGCGCTCGCTGCATCCAAGACGCGCGGGCCATCAAGCCCGTGCTGGCCTACGCGGACGGACGCATGTTGTCGGCGGCATACTGGTTGGCGGCGCAGGCGGATGCGATCTACGCGACACCATCGGCCAGCGTCGGCAGTATCGGCGCCTACGCGGCCATTCTCGACCGAACGCGCATGGCCGAAATGCAGGGCATCAAGGTCGACGTGATAAAGAGTGGCAAGCACAAGGGCATGGGCGTCCCCGGCACGGCGCTGAACGATGAGCAGCGCGCCATGCTCCAGTCCGAAGTGGACGCGATCGGCGAACAATTTCGGGCGACCGTGAGAGCGGGCAGGAAGCCGCGCGCGATTGCCGATGAGACAATGCAGGGGCAGTCGTTTTCCGTCGCGGCTGCCCTGGCGAATGGATTGATTGACGGTGAAGCAACCTTTGCGCAGGCGATCCGCGACGCGCTGAAGCTGGCGCCGTCGGTTGGCGCTGCGGCCGACGGGTCGATCGACGACCAGCTGGCCGACATCGAGGCGCAGACGGACGATATCGGCGCGGCGGGCGCGGGCCTGACGGCGATCCCGTGGAATGCCGATTGGGATGCCGAGGTCGAAAGCGAGGTCGACGATGCGCTTGGCAGCGGGACCGGCGCGGCACTCACTGCGATCCCGTGGAACGCATCGTGGGACGCCGAGGTCCAATCCGAATGCTCCGATGCGCTTGTGGCGCATACGCCGACCATTACCGTCGTCTCGCCAGTCGCGGCAGACGGTAGCGCCACCGTCGTGATCGGGGATGACTACTCCAACACCGACGGCCTGGCGCTCTCGTGGTCGATTACCAACCCCGGCAGTGTCGACCTGACCTCCGCCACCGTGACCCTCGTGGCCCAGGGGGCCGTCGCGTCCGACGGGTCCGACTTTTCCAAGGCATGCACGGTCACAACCGCCACTGGCGCTACCCTGGCGTTTCGGTGCGAGCCGACAGCCGCCAACACCGCGACGCTTGATGAGGGCGGCTGGCCGATGCAGATCGAGGCCGTGCTGGCAACGAGCAGCCGCGTGGTAACGTTGGTCGAGGGCATGCTCTACGCGCGCAGGGACGTGGCCTAATGAAGTACACGGACAGGCAGCGCGCGGCTGCCCTGGCGGTCGTCAAGGCAGCGGGCGGAAACGTAACGCCAGCCGTCGCGCACGAGGCGGGCATCCCGCGCGCGACGCTACAGCGGTGGGCGGCAAACGGGTTGCCCAAACTCGGGCAAGAAAAGAAAGAGGCCATCGACACTCTGGCCGCCATGTGGGATCGCATCGCATCCAAGGCAGGCGCACTGGCCGAGGCAACACTGGACGCTTTCGATGGTTGCCCGGACAAGCGCATGCTACAGCAGTACACAACGACTTCGGCGATTGCCACCGACAAACGGCAACTGCTAACCGGCGGCGCAACGGAGCGGCACGCACATGTCTTCGACTGGGCGGGGGCCATTGGCATTTCTGAGGCCGGACCAGGCGGCGATTATCCAGCATCCCGCAACGGTCAAGGTTTTGGCGATGGGGCGAAGGTGGGGAAAAACGGTGCTGGGCGGGGGGGTTAGCTTGCTCGTAGCACAAGCGGGCGGCGCGGCTGCCTGGGTGGTCCCGACCTACAAAAACAGCCGGCCTGTGTGGCGATTCGCCACGCGGGCCGTTCGGCCGTTTGTGCAAGGTGGCCAGGCTAGTGTCAACAAGACCGATCGCGTGATTGAGTTCAAGGGCGGCGGGTGGTTGGGCGTCTACACGGCCGACAACGCCGACAGCATCCTGGGCGAGGCGTTCGACCTCGTGGTCATGGACGAGGCCGCGCGCGTCTCGCCCGATGTGTGGCCCGAAACGATCATGCCGACGCTTGCGGATCGTGGTGGGCGGGCCATCCTCATCAGCACGCCCCGCGGCCACAACTGGTTCTGGGATGAATGGCGGCGGGGGCATGACTCGGCGTTCCCGGAGCAGGCTTCCTGGCAGCGACCGTCGTCGGATAACCCCAACCCCCGCATCCAGCGAGCCGCAGAGATGGCCCGCGATCGCGTGCCCGAGCGCGTCTACTTGCAGGAGTGGATGGCCGAGTTCATCGACGACGAGGGCGCTGTATTCAGGCGATTGACGGAAGCCGCGACAGCCGAGCCACAGGAGGCAGCCGTTGAAGACCACGACTACATCATCGGGGTTGACTGGGGCAAGCACAACGACTTCACCGTCCTCTGCGTGCTTGACACTACCGACGGAGCTGTGGTGGCCATGGACCGTTTCAATCGGATCGACTATGCCCTGCAACGGGCGCGGCTGGGTGCTCTGTGCGAGCGCTTTCCGCCGGTCTCCATCATCGCCGAACGTAATGCCATGGGCGAGCCGATTATAGAGGCGCTGCTGGCCGACGATATGCCCGTGCGCGCGTTCACCACGACGAACGCCTCGAAGGCGGCGGCCATAGAGGGGCTGGCGCTGGCGTTCGAGCGGGGCGACATCCGCATCCCGCCGGACTCGGTACTGATGGGTGAGCTGCAGGCGTACGCGGCGGAGCGGCTACCCTCGGGGATGCTGCGCTACTCGGCGCCCGAGGGCAGCCATGACGATTGCGTGATGGCGCTGGCGCTGGCGTGGTACGGCGGGGGCAAGGTGCTCACCGGCCCGATGATGGCATAGGGATTTGATGCACCTAAAATGTAACAGCATGGGGCGGTAACCATGAACCAGCTACAGCGGTGGGTGCTCGATAAACTGGGCGCGCGAGACTATCTCGCGGGTCCGGCGACGGTCGACCCGTGGGGAAGCGCCGGCTTCGCCACGGGGACCGACTGGAAGCCGGCGGAGTACGGCGACTATCTGGCGACCAGTAACCACGTCTATACCGTGGTCACGCGTCGTGCCGAGTTGCTGGCGCGCCTGCCGTTGCGCGTGTATCAGCGCGACGCGGCGGGTGAGTCTGCCGAGTTGGTGAGCGGGCCGCTCGTGGATATCCTCGTCAAGCCTAACCCGAAGTACGACGGGCAGTGGCTTGTCGAGTTGACGCAAATGGACGTCGATCTGTGGGGTGAGGCCTTTTGGTTGCTCGAGCGTGGCGCGTCCGGGCGCGGCCCGGTGTCGGAAATCTGGCGAGCGCCGCCTACGCAAATGACGGTCATTCCGTCGGTGACGGACTACGTAGCCGGGTATGTGCTGACACCCCAGGGCGGGGGCGAGGGGATTCCGTACTCGGTTGACGAGGTTGTGCGGTTCCGCTACCCCAACCCGCTGGACGAGCTAGCGGGCTTGTCGCCGATGGGCGCGGCCCGGCTCGCGGCAGACGTGGGGAGCGCGGCACTGCGGCAAAACTACAGCGTGTTCACGCAAGGGACCAGCGCGGCGGGCATGGTCATCCCGCCGGAGGGCGAGGTATGGACGCCGGCCCAGGTCCAGGAGATGGAGCGCGAGTTCAACCGCCGGATGAGCGGTGCCGACCGCGCGCACCGTTGGGCATTCTTCCGCCAGCGCGTGGAGGCGAAGCCGTTGGGCTGGTCACCCAAGGACGCGCAACACCTGGAGACCATGCGCTACTCCCTCGAGGAGGTGTGCCGCGCGTATCGCTTTCCATTGGACCTACTCCAGGGGCGGACGACCTACGAGAACATGGATGCGGCCATGCTCGCCGTGTACTCGCACGGCATCATCCCCGCCGGCTGGCGGCTGGCGCAGGCGATCACTCAATCGCTTGTGCCGATGTTCGACCGGACGGGCCGCGTCTATGTGGAGTTCGACGACAGCGGGCTCGAGGTGTTGCAGGAGAATCGAGCGGAGGTGGTTGCCCAGATTGCGACGTTGGCCGAGAAGGGCGTGCCGATCAACAAGCTGTTGAGCGAGTGTCGGCCGCACCTGTTGCCGGACAATGGTGACGGCTACCCGTGGGGTGACGCCGCGTGGATGTCCGATGCTCTGAGCGCCAAGGGCGGGGAGGACCAGGCGGCTACGCTGGGCGTCGGACAGGTGACGGCACTTATCTCGCTGGTAGGAGCGGTGGGCATGGGGCAGATACCGCCCGAGTCGGCAATGGCCATTATTGACCTGGGGTTGGGGATGGG